ACCTATCGTTCCTACAAGGACATGGATGCGGGTTCCGGTGGTGGGCTGGGTCGTCTAGAGAAGACGGAGATACAAGCCCACAAATCATAATTCGCGCTGGCTTTGACCGCCACTGCGAATTTGGGGTGGGAGCGTGACCCCCTTCATGCTCCCACCCGTCTACATCAAGGGGAACCGCAAAGGGGGCGGTTAACATGGCAGCTACAACGTACCAAACGTACTATCAGTATGAGTTGAGCAAGTTGCTCAAGGAAGAAATCGAACGTCTAACGTCAGTAATAACATCAGAGTTTGATATGATCGGTGACTTTGCGTCCTATCGTTACCATATAGGTCTAATCAAAGGGCTTCGCAGAGCATTAGAGCTTTGTGATGAGGCGGAAACTGTTGTCAACAACAGAGAGTGAGAAGGGGGTCTAAAATGCCGCATATGGAAATGGAACATCAGGTTAGCCCGGTCGATACGCTTATCAAGCAAGCCGGTGACATCTCAAACGTCGAGGTGTTCAACAATCAGCTTTTGGTTGCTGTCTATGTCAGACCAGCAAAGACCAAAAGCGGCATCTATTTGACCGACAAGACCACTGAAGAGGACCGTTATCAGTCCAAGATTGGCCTTGTCCTCAAGATGGGAGATTCTGCATTCAACGATAAATCTGGTGAGTGGTTTAACGGTGTGCAGATTGAAGAGGGTGATTGGGTCATCTTTCGCCCTTCAGACGGCTGGAGCATTACGGTCAATGGCCAGCTTTGCCGGATGATTGATGACGTTAACGTCAAAGGTCGTGTCGATCAGCCTGACCGTGTATGGTAAAGGAGAGTAATATGTCAGATGTTGAAGGTCAGATGGAGTTTGTCCTTGATGACGCTCCACCGAAAGTAGAAGCCAAGAATGACGAGCCAGTCATAGAGATTGTTGACGAGGTTAGCCCCGCTAAGCCCGTCGAAGGCAAATCTCAGGATGTCGAAACTGCCTTGAAAAGCCTGACCAAGAAATTGGAACAGGAGAAAGAGGCCCGGCAGGCGGCAGAAGCACAAGCCAGAAAGTCGGCTGAATACGCCCGGAATGCCGTCATTGACGCGCAGGATAGTCGTATTCATCTCGTTGGCGGTGCCATTGAGACGATGAAGCGGGATGACGAAATCCTGACAGCCCACCTCAAGAACGCCATGGAAATTGGCGATTACGATAGGGCTGCGGAGCTTCAGAAGACCCTTGCGGTCAACGCTCATAAGATGATGGAACTTGAGCGTGGCTATCAAGACCTGCGCAATGCCCCGCCGCCGCCCCCCGTGCAGCAGGCTACTCCCGGTGAGATGAGTGTCGATGACATCATTCAGAAGGTGACGCCCCGTTCTGCCGAGTGGCTTCGGGAAAACAAGAAGCATCTCCCAGACTCCCGTGCCATTCGGATCATGGCTCGCGCGCATGAAGATGCCATCGACCATGGCATGATCCCGGAGTCAGACCAGTATTTCCGCTTTGTGGAAAACCGGCTTGGCATTAACCGAGATCAGAAGCCCTATTACGATGGAGAAGATGCCATGTCTGGTGCTGCAAAAGTCACAAAAAGCCGTCAATCGCCTCCGTCAGCCCCTGTTTCTCGGCAGCCGGTTGATTCGCAAACTCGTCCGGGTGTCATTCGCTTGACGGCGGAACAGGTTGAAGCCGCTAAAATCAGCGGAATCAGCCCCCAAGAGTATTACAAACTGATGATGCAGGATCGCAATCGCAACTAAGGAGATAGAATATGACTGAAGTAACTTCAAAGCGTCGTGGCCGTCCGCCTCGTGTAAACCCACAGCTTGGGCTTGGCGTTCTTGACGAGGATATGTCTGAAACCGTGGAAGTTGTAGCGGCCCCCGCTCCCAGCGACCGCCCTTCCCTTCGCCCTAGCTTGCGGGATGACCCTCGTGCTGCGGCGGCTCGCCGTGCTGCCGAAATCCGTGGCCATCTTGGCGATATGGACGAAGGAACCGACGATTTCCGCGCGCCTCGGCCCCCGGATGGCTGGGAATATGAGTGGAAACGCAAGACTGTGCTTGGCATGGAAGACCCGGCTTATCAGGTCGAACTGGCTCGTATGGGTTGGGAACCTGTCCCCACGATGTCTATGCCTGAAATGATGCCGGGAATGGGCAACCATCCCAATGTCGAGCGTAAGGGTATGGCCCTGATGATGCGACCGGCTGTCATTTCTCAGGAGGCTCGTGCTATTGAGCAAAGAAAGGCCCGGAACCAAATTCGTGCCAAGGAAGCTCAGCTAAATGCCACGCCGGATGGCACTTTGACCCGTGACGACGAGCGTGTCAGGCCTAAAATCAAGAAGAGCTACGAGCCAATTCCGGTGCCAAACGAATAATTTCTGGCATTTTGGCATTTTGGGGGGTTGCTGTCATGGCAGCCCCCTTTACTTTTGACATTTATGGCAGTAATTTTCTGGCACGGTCGTAAGATCGCCTTCCCCCGGCGTGGAAGGTTAACTCTCCCTAGTCTCTAGCTGCCCCGGCGCGCAGTGATGGGACTTCCTGCAAAGGAGGCACCGTCATGGCAAACACCCAAGCCTATAACGGTTTCAGTCAGTACAAGGGAAACGGTTCTGCCCCGACCTATGAACAGGTCGTTGCTACCATCGCTTCCGACTACACCACCCCGATTTTCTACGGTGACCCCGTACAGCCTGCCGCCACTGGTTATATCATTGTCGGCACCGGCTCTGCGACCATCGCTGGCATCTTCGTTGGTTGTAAGTATCTCTCCACGAGCCAGAAGCGTACTGTTTGGTCCAACTATTGGCCCGGCAGCGACAATAACGGCACCGTTGAGGCTTACATCATCAATGATCCCAACGCTCAGTTCGTCGCGTCTGGTGACAGCTCTACCTCTCTGTGGGTCCAAGCTGCGATCAATGCCAACGTGGGCTACGCGATTGGCACTGGCAATACCGCGACCGGCATCTCCGGCGCTTATCTTGACTCCACGACCCTCAACACCACGGCTACCCTGCCGTTCCGTGTCGTTGGTTATGTGGTCGATCCTCCGGGAGCGAACGGCACCGAAACTGGCGCTTATCGCAAGATCATCGTCGCCTTCAACAGCGTTGCTACCAAGCAACTCACCGGCATCTAAGGAGTAGGGACTATGGCTGTTAATCTTTCTGCCATCAAAGACCTTTTGCTCCCCGGACTTCGCGGAGTTGAAGGCAAGTACGAGATGATCCCGTCTCAGTACGACAAGATTTTCACGAAGCATGATTCCAAAATGGCGCTTGAGCGTACTGCGGAAATGCGTTTCTTGGGTCTTGCCCAACTGAAGACTGAAGGTGGCCAGACCGCCTTCGACAACGGCGCTGGCGAGCGGTTCATCTATAACCAAGAGCATACTGAAATTGCTCTCGGCTATGCGATCACCCGCAAGGCCATTGACGACAATCTCTACAAGACCCAGTTTGCGCCTAGCAACCTCGGCCTTATTGAGTCCTTCCAGCAGACGAAGGAAATCTACGGCGCGAACGTGCTGAACACTGCCACGACCTACAATGCGTCGATTGGTGGTGACGGTAAGGCTCTGTGTGCCTCCGACCACCCCATCGACGGTGGCACGGTGTCCAACATCCCCTCGACGCCCGTTGATCTCAACGAGTCGACCCTGCTGAACGCCATGATTGCGATTCGCACGAACTTCAAGGACCAAGCCGGTCTGAAGGTGTTCGCCCGTGGCCGCAAGCTCATCGTTCCCCCGCAGCTTGAGCCTGTCGCTATCCGCCTGACGAAGACGGAACTGCGCCCCGGCACTGCGGACAATGATGTCAATGCCATCATGTCCACGGCGGGTGGTCTGCCTGAAGGCTATATGGTCAACGACTTCTTGACCTCGGCGTATGCTTGGTTCTTGCTGACCAACATCGACGGCCTGTCGTACATGGAGAGAGTGAAGTTCGAAAGCGATATGCAGGTCGATTTTGTCACTGACAATCTGCTTGTTAAGGGCTACGAGCGCTACTCGTTCAGCTACTACAACTGGCGCGCGATCTGGGCCAGCTTCCCAACCTAATGCCAAGAGGCGGGGTTTAAAGCCCCGCCTTTCATCTAGGATTCACAGTCGCGTTGACCGGCCTAGCGGACGCTGCACAAGACAACG